TGCGGACCAGCAGGTTCTGAGAGAACGCGGCGTAGCCCGAGATCATGTCAGGCTCTTCCAGCGAGAAGAACGCGTCCTGATCGAAGTACACCGTGAACAGCTTGCTGTTCAGGAAGTACATGGACACGGGGGCGGTCGTCGGGGCCACGCGGTCGATGGTGCCGGTGAAGCCCAGGTTGGGCTCGATGTACATGGCGGCGCCGTTGAACTCCAGCCCCAGGCGGCCGGCCATGTTGCGCTGCTCGGTGGCGCTGACGTAGCGCTCCAACTGCTGCAACTCGTCCTTGTACAGCCCGTAGGAGAGCGGGCTGGCGAGGATGATGTCGACGTCGCCCTCGGGCGCGGTCTGCTGGATGTCGATGAGCAACTGCTGCATCTTCTTGAGGCCGTTGGCCGCGAAGCTGCCGTTCTGAACGTGGTTCTGCCAGGAGAGCGGGAAGCCGCTCTTGGCGATGCCGCCCACGGTGTTGCCCTGCGAGCCGAACGCGGCGCCCTCGAACCAGCCGGTGCCGGCAGCGGCGCTCGTGCCGTTGAGGGTCTGCAACTCGGTCAGCACGGTGCTGTTGCCCCGGATGAGCTGCTTCTCAACCTCGCGCTTGACCATGCCCATCGTCTGCTTGAGGCGCGCTTGAAGGATGTTGACCTTCGCCTGCTCGCCCTTGTTGCTCAGCTCTTCCTTCTTGGTGAGCACGATCGGCGCCACGAAGTCGCACCAGTTGTAGGTCGCGGTGCGCATCGGGTCCTTGACGGCCAGGTTGATGGCCTCGTACCCGGTGCTGAGCTGCGTCAGGGTGGAGTGGTCCGTCAGGATGACGGGGTGGTCCACGTAGGCGCCGCCGTTGACCTTCTCGATGGTGCCGGTGCGCTGCACCGCCTCAAGCAAGGGGATGATGCGGAACGTGTTGTCGACTTCCTTGTCCCGCAGGATCTGGAGAGTCGACGCCAGAATGTCCTTCTGGATCGGCATGATTGGCCTCTAAACTGGTCAGTGGTGAAGGGGCGTGTCCCGCGGCGGGGGGCCACCTCAGCAGCGTGTCCTGTCGGGGCTGTGAGATGGCAGGAAGGTACTACACGCTCCGCGCCTTCGCAAGCGTTTGGTAGATTTCCCACGCGCTCGCCTTGGGGTCGATGCTCGGCTCCACGCGCCCACCCGCCACGCGCGGGCCGGTCGACACGTTGAGCGCTGCACGCTGGGCAGCCCGGCTCTCCAGCGCCACACGCTTGGCAGCCTCAGCCTCAGCAGCGCGGGACCGGCGCCCCTTGACTGCGTAGTACGCCGTCGAAAGGTCCAGCGCCGCGTTCTGCTTGAGCAGCGCGGCGACCTCCGTGCGAAGCGCCTTGTCGGCGCTCAGGTCAGGATGCTCGGCCATGAAGGACTCGTACCGCTGTTGCGCCTCAGCCTGCTGGCTCTGCTTACGCACCGGCTCCAGCACCTCAGCCAGCCGCCGCTTGACCTCGGCCTCGATGTGCGCCGACAAGCTCTTCGGGTCGAACGGGTCAACCTCTCCAGCCAGCGGGGGCGCCTCCAGCGCCTTGGCAATCTCGGGCGCCACCAGCGCCTTGCGCTGCGCCTCGATGGCCTTCTTCTCGGCCGCCAGCTCTTGCGTCTTGCGCGTCACCATCTTGCGCATCTCGGCCATCGCCCGCTGCACCTCGGGCGGCTGCGACGCGTAGATGCTGTCCCACGACTCCCCCTCTTTCAGCCCCTCAGGCTCAGGCGGCGGCGCCGCCTTGGCCTCCTTCTCGGCGCGGGCCTTCTCGGCGCGCTCCACCAGATCGTTGATCTGCTTCTTCCAGGCAGGCTCACCCGTGAGCGTGGCGCCCTTGTCCTTCGGCGCAGCGGCCTCTGGCGGGGCGCCCTGCTGCAAGCTGGCGAGCGGCGCGCCGCCCTCCGCAGCAGTCGTGGTGGTCGAGGGGGCCGCCGGCGCAACGGCGGGGGTGGTGTCGCTCATCAGGCACGCTCCATCATCAGGCTGTCGGTGTCGTCCTCACCTTCGGGCGCCTCTTCCTCGGTCGGCAGGTCGTCCGGCGACGAGGCCATCATCGCCTTGAACTGCTCGTCCTTCGAGAGCGCATCCATCGCGCCGGCCAGCCGCGCCAGCCCGGCGTCGTTCTTGACCTCGCCCACGGGCGGCAGCTCGACGCCCATCTCAGCCGCCGCGTCCGTCGCCATCGCCAGCCCGCGCACAAAGTCGCCGGGCAGCTTGGTCGTGTCGCCGCTGAACTCGGGGTAGTCGCCCGGCTGGCCCATCGCCGTCAGCAGCCGGTTGAACGCGCCCACCGTCGCGTTGAGCGCCGACACGCTGAACTTGCCAGTCGGGGCGCCCTTCTCGAACGCATCCGACATGACCTGCTCTTTCTGAGCGCCCACGGCGCGCGCCTCTTCCGTCATCTGCATCGGGTCCATGTTCACTCCAGATCGTGTACGGGGAAAGTCTCGGCCGCCGCGATGGCAGCATCACCAGTCTCGCGCAGCGTGCGCGTGAACGTCGAAACCTGCGCCTCATGGCGCTCGTGCTCGCGCGTGACGCGCCGCATCTCGGCCTCGACCTCGCCGTCCTCCAACTGGCGCAACCCGCGCTGGCGCATCACCGCCTCGCGGTGCTTCTCGTCGCGCAGCGTGACGCCCAGCCCCCGGTCGTGGAAGCCGTCCCACTTGGTATCGCCCCAGGACCATGCGGTGCGCGCCGGCATCGACACGCCCAGCCCCGCCCAGGCGCCGCACCGCTCACACGGCACCGGCTCGATGCGCTCAGCCATCGGGCGCAGCCGCGTTGTCTTGTGGCCCTGGGCGCACCAGTACTCGTAGATCGGCATCAGACCACCCCTCCAGGCGGCAGGACCTCAGCAACCCGCGTCGAGCCAGCGGGCATGCCGGCAACCTCTCCAGGCGCAGGGGGCGCCGCAATCTGCGGGCCGCGCTCCATGCCCGCCACGCCCTCGGGCGCCACCGGCGCTGCCATCGCAGGGGGCGCCGCCACCATGTCGGCCGGCAGGTCGAAGGACCGCGCCACCATCGCCAGCAGCTTGTCCGGCGCCACGCCCAACTTCTCCAGCAGCGGCAGCAGCGTCAGCAACTCCTGCTTCCTCACCGCCTCGCTCATCGGCGTGGTGCCCAGGTCGTGCGCAAAGATCTGGAAGTCGGCCAGCAGGTCCGCCGCCTCCATCTGGTACGCCTTGCCGTGCAGTTGCACCAGCTCGCTCGTGTCCCCCATCAATGTGGCCAGCATCACAAGGTACGTGTGCGCCGTCTGCGTGATGCACGCGTCGCGCGCCCGCGCCATGCGCCCAATCTCCGACGCCGTGTAGGCCGCCAGCGCCTGCACCTCGGTCGCGCTCGCCTTGGTCGCCTCGCCCCGCGTGAACGGCGCCAGCACCGACCCGCGCCCGAAGTCTGCGTCGACCTCGGCCAGATACCGCTCCAGCTCCACCGGCACCGGCACATGCGGGATCGGCGCGATGGCCCCCGCCAGCGTCTGCCCCGTGCTCAACTCCACCTCGATGAACTCGCCGTCGCGCCCCTGCGCAATCTTCGCCATGCTCTCCGGGTCCAGCACGCCCTTCTCCACCATCCACTGCCGCGCCGCCTTGCGCACGCCGTTCGCTTGGAACGTACGGATGATGTTGGTTTCCGCCACCTGGTCGTACACCCGGCGCAGCGCCGAGTACCCAGCCAGCGGCTCGTCAGGCTCCGTGCTCATGTAGAGCGGCACCAGCGGCACCTTCACAACGCCGCTCACCGTGCGGAAAGGGATCGCCTTGAACTTCTCCCGCTCGCCCTCTCCATCGGCGCCCCCGTCGCCCACCTCCAGCGGCATCCCATCGTACAGCCACTGGTCGCGCTTCCAGTCGGGGCTCCACACCTTGAACGTCCCACCGTCAAGGTCGTACACCTCCACCACGAGGATGAAGTGCTCTTCGCTCGGCGGCGCCTGGTCCAGACCGCCGCCCCGGTCGTAGCCGGCCCCGTCGCCGCGCCCCTCCACGCCATCTGTGATGTACCGCGTGAAGCTCCGCTCAGAGTACTTCTTCGCGCCGTAGCGCTCCTTCGCGTGCTCCACCGGCAGGTAGTACCGGTGCGCCACGAACCGCTGCATGTCCCAGGTTTCCGCCGTCGTGTCGACGATCACATCCCACGGCGCCACCGCCGCCACCGTCACCCGCTGCAACGGGTCGGGGTGCGGGCGCGTGCCCAGCTTGACCGCCGCGAACGGGTAGATCAGCGCCAGCCGCAGCGCGTTCTCCAGCACGGCGCGCACGCCATGCAGCCAAACGTTCGCCACCTCCTGCGCCACCTCGGGGTCGCCCGCCCCGCGCAGGTCCGGCTTCACCACCACGGCCGGGTCCTTCACGAACAGCGACGCCACGTAGCTCTCAATCAGCTCGTAGCCCCGGCTCGTCTCGATCAGGAGCTGGTCCGTCTCCCGCTTGTCCCAAAACCGCATCAGGTACGCGTTCCGCAGGCGCCGCATCTCCGCGCGCCGGTCCTCCCAGCGGTGGTCGTGCGCATCGTAGATGTCCGCGAACTGCGATGCCTTCATGTCGCCACCTTCCAAGGCAGAACCTGCCGCCTGATACGCTTAGCCCGCGCCTCTGTCAACCGCGCGTCCATGTAGTTGCCCATCTGCTCGCGGCGAAACGCACGCGCCCCATCCTGCGTCGCCCGGTAGGCCAGGGCGCACGCCATCGCCATGTCGTCGTGCATCCCCACCGGCGCCTCAGGCGCCACCCGGCGCACCTCCAGCGCCTTCAACTCCGACAACGTGTGCTGGTCGAGCTGCGGGATCAACTCCGCGTCCACCGCCTCACGCAGACACTCGTACGCCTCCAGCTTGCTCTTGATGCTGGTGGTCCACGGCTTGCCCTCCCGGCTCGCCCACAGGCGCTTGTACCCCAGGCGCTCCAACTCCCGCAGCACCACATGCCCGTGGTTGTTCGCCTCCGCCAGCACCATCGCCTGCCCGTAGCGGAAGCCAACCTGCGCCACCCGCTGCGCCCACACATGCGGCGCCGTCGTGTTGGTGCGCTCGATGTACACCGGCGCCATCGTGGCGAGGCTCACCACCATCAGCGCCGAGTAGTCCTGCCCCAAACCGCCCGAAGTGTCGACGCCCATCACGTAGCGGTCGTCCTCGTCAGGCGGCGCCAGCTCGCGCTCCGCGCTGTCGAACCAGATGCCCTCGATCCGCTCCAACTTCTCCGGGTCGAAGAAGCCGCTGTCGCGCGCCAGGAACGCATCGTCGATGTTCGCCGGGTACTCGCGCCGGAACTTGCTCAGCCCCAGCGTCGTGACCTGCTGCCGGCGCCACCACAACTGCGCGTCGTCGAGGCCGTAGCGCTCGGCCATCTCTTCCTCTTCCTCCGACCGCTCAAAGTCGTCAGGAAGCGCCTCATCCCGGTACGCCGCGTGCTCCCACCACCAGTACGTGAAGAGCGCCCACCCGTTCTCCGGCGCGCCCATGATCAAGCGGTGGAACGCGTCGCCCGGCGCGTTGACCGTCGACTCAATGCACACCGGCCCGTCGCCCACCGCCGCCGTCGTTTGCGCCAGCACCTCGTCGGGGTCCACGTAGAACGCGAACTCAGACAAGTGGGCGCCGCTGAACGAGAAGGACCGCGTGCCGCCCGCCCCGCGCGTCGTGAACGACGAACAGCCGGCCAGCGTGTCCCCGAACACCATGTCCTCCACCGTGTCGCGCTCCAGTCGGCGCCGCAGTCCCTCGGGAAGCCCGCGAATCCACCGCTGGTCCATGCGCCGCAGCTCGCGGGCGCTCCGCTCGTGGAAGGACAGCACCGCGTATGTCTCGGGCGCCGTCGTGGCGTACGCCCGGTGGAACTGCCACGCGCGCACCGCCGTCGATACGCCCACCTGGCGCGCCTTGACCACGATCACACGGCGCCGCGTGTCCAGCAGGTCCCACAACCGGCGCTGCGCAGCGTTGGGGACGAAGGGGACGAAGCGCCCGGTGCCCTTGTCGCGCACTTGGAGCAGCTTGCAGAACGCCGTGCGGTCCCCAACGAGGCGCCGCACCTTCGCTGCCAGCTTGTCGGGCGCCCCAGGAGGCGACCACACGGTCTGAGGCGCTGTCATTCGCCATCTCCAAGGGCGTCAAGCGCCGCCGCGAGCTGGCGCATCTGCTTCTGGTCCACCGTGTCGTCCTCGAACGCTCGGCGCCCCTCAGTGATCACCCACTTGGCCAGCTCGACGGCTGTGCGGTCGCCCCGGCCCTCGGCCAACGTGTGCTCCATGACCGTGATGGAAGCCCGGATGAGGCCCTGGACGCGGGCCGATAGCTCTTCGGGCGTGAACGGGGCTCCAGGTACTGTCGAATCCTCAGCGGACGCACGCGCGAGAGCGCTTCCATCGTTCGATTCTTTCTCCACGGATGGAAAGGGGGGGGTAGCCTCTCGCCTGACTCTCGACCCACCCCCACCCTGACCCCTCCCCTCTCCACCCTCCACCCCCAGGAACCGGGCCAGCGCCCGCGCGCGGGCAGCCGCTGGTCCGTGGATGGGCGGCGGGAGGGCGAGGGCTTCCCGGATCTCCCGCTGGTCGCAGCGAACCACGCGCTCCGAGACTCCGCAGGCAGCTGCGAGCCGCGAAGCTTCCGCTCCTGGCAAGGACCCGTCCGGGCGCATCGCAGCGCGGACGATCTCCCGGCGCGTCGCAGCGCTCGGGCGATGGACCACCACGAGGTCAGCGACGTCAGCGACGGGATGGGCGGCGGGCTGAGGGGAGAGTGGAGCGCGGCGCGGCATGTGAAGTCAGTACAGCGCGGCGGGCCGGCCGTCAACTGAAGCCGCGCGGCGTGGTTCCTTACCGACCGGTCGGTAACCTGACCCTCGGTCGGATCTTCTACCCTCGGTCGAACCTGGCACGCTGCACACGCAGCACGGCGCCCTCGTGCTCGCAACGTCGTGTGCGCCGCGCCTTGACAATCCCCTGACAACTATTCCACCCCCACCACTTGCGCACCTGCGCACCCCCGGCTATGATGTTGATGTCGGCGGTGATGAGCCCCGGCGCCCCTACCTGGCACGCTCCCTCCGGAGACTCCGCTATGGCCACCACTCACACCGTGCTCAACCGCTCCGGCTACAGCTGCACCGTCCCTACCGCCGCCGCCGCTGGCCTGTACGCCGTCCATAAGGCGTACGACTGGAACGGCCGCTACCTCGTGACGCACCTGCCCTCTGGCCTCACCTTCGGCAACACGCGCACCCTCCGTTCTGCGCGGGCGCTCGCTGCCCACCTCGACACCGTGGCCGGTGACGCTGGCAGCGCATGGGTGTTCGGCGCCCGCTTCGATGTGCGCAGTGAGGACGGCGCGCGCATCCAGGCAGCGTACGACACGCGCCCCGCCCTTGACCTGTAGGCCCACCCGCTGCGCCCCCACGCGGGGCGCCCCGCTCCCCTCACACTCTGGAGACTCCGCTATGCCCGTCGCCCGCTTCGATACCTCCCGCTCAGCTTACACCGCTGGGCTGTTCCACGTTCACAACATCGGCTCCGGCATGCATGCCGTCGTTCACTCGTCCGGCGCGGTGTTCCACGAGGGCGCTCCCTTCCACGCTGCCCGCGCGTACGCTGACTTCCTTGCGCTCCAGCTCGGCGCCCGTGGAGCCGACGCTACCGGCTACGGGTGGATGTACGACGATGAGCACCACAATGCCGTCAACGGGGCGCTGCGCTCGCTTGACTGCGCGTTCCCTGAAGCGCAGCTCGTTGGAGCTGACCAGTGGAGCAACCCCGCCCGCTACCTGCGCCCTCATCCCCGCTCCCCTCACGCGTTGGAGCAGACGCGGGGCGCCCTCCTTGACTGGTTGACCGTCGCCTGACCCCTGCCGCTCCCCTCACACCCTGGAGACTCCGCTATGTCCGACTCCCTCTTCAACGCGCTCGCTATCGCGCTCGCTCGTACCGGCTTGGACGACGGGCGCGGCGGACTCCGCTCCGCTTCCGCTGACGAGTTCATGTACATGCACGAGGACGCAGCTGGGGACCACTGGTTCAAGCACCGCGCGTCCCGCAACTACGTCATGCTGGCCAGCTGCTCGGAGCCCTACATCACCGTCCCTATGGGCGGCTCGTTCCGCCGGGGCACCTTCCCGGCGCCCGCCTGAGCTGCACGGCGCCCCGTGTGTCACAACTCGGGGCGCGTGTAACCTGACTTCACCGGGGAAGGGTTACAGAATAAGGCCCTTACAACGCCGGTGTGTCTCTGTAACCTGTGTAGAACGAAAACTTCCCCACTACACCCATTTACTACATCTCTATACTCTTCCTATTTCCCGTTCTACACAGGTTACAGAGACACATAGGCTTAGAGGCTCCACTATTCTGTAACACGACTAACCACGTAGTCAGGTTACACGGCCTCACTCGTGACACACCGGCATCCTAAGCCTGTAATCCCCTGCGATGGGGCGCCGTCTGCTACCCGGACCACCGCGCCGGATGGCAGACGGGGCAACCTCGCCCGACCCCGACACCGCTACACCCTGGAGCACCCGCTATGAAAGCCATCCTCACCCGCTACGCTGGCCCGACCGACACGCGCGGCTCTCGCATCCTCGCCACGTGGGATGGTGGGCGCCTGTCTCGCCCGTACTTCCACGCGCTTGACTCCGAAGAGAACCACCGTTGCGCCGCGCTTGACGCGTTCGCGCGCATGGGGCTCGACATGTCGGAGATGGACATGCACACCGGCTGGACCCGTGACGGCTACGCGCACGTGTTGGCGCCCCGCAAGTCTGACGACTGACCCCACAACCTCAACCCCCGACACCGCTACACCCTGGAGAGTCCTCGACCATGAGCACCGCCACCCTGCCCGCGCCTTACTCCATCCTCACGCTGTACCTGTGCCCGCTCGACAACAGCGGCGGCGCCTACACGCGCACCCCCGAAGAGCTGCGCGCCCTGCTCGATGCGTTCGCCGCGCGCGGTGTTGAAGAGTGGGAAGTGGCTGTCATCGACGGCGACCATTCCCGTATCGTCGACGCCGCTTCCCGCCGGGGGCTGTGCGCTGAAGAGCTGTACGCGCTGGCCTTGGAGCTGGAACAGGATGACAACGCGGCGCCGGCCATCTGCTACTTGCTGGAGGACTGCGGCGCCCACTACCCCACCGCTGAAGAACTGCTTGACCACGCGCGGGACTTGTCGCTGTTCGAGGGCACCGCTGAGGACTACGCGGATAGCATCGTTGACGAGCTGTACAACATCCCCAGCCAGCTCCGCTACTACATCGACTGCGAAGCGCTGGGGCGTGACATGAGCATCAATGGGGACATCGACACGTTCGAGTACGACGGCCGCTGCTACGTGGTCACGAACCCGAACGACTGAGCCCAGCCCGCCGCCCTTCCCCGCGCAAGCGGGGCGGGGTGCGCCGTCCGGTAGCGGCCCTGCGCCGCTCTCGCACGGGGCGCCACGCCCACTGCCCCTCACCTCTGGAGCCTGACATGCTCTCCGCTACTGACATCCTGCTGGCCTACCCGCGCGCCGCCGAGGGCGACGACGGCTGCATCTACCTCGATCACCTGCGCCTCTGGAACGACACCTACACCGGCGCCCCTGAGGGCTGGGTGGTGACGTACCTCGACGGCTCACAGGAGCCGATCGACACGCTGGCCGACATCGACCACGCGCTGTCCCGCTCGACCGCCCCCGGCGCCGCCGCGTGGCTCGATGTGGGTGAGCTGTGAAGGCCGGCCGGTGGGCGCCCGTGTGCGTCGACGGTGCGTGGTACGTGGTGCGCCCCGACTCGGGGTGCGCCCGCTACCTCTGGCCCCTGGGGTGCGCCGCCTTCACCTTGCTGGAGCTGCTGCCCACCACGCCCGGCGCGGGCGCGTGGCCTGACGAGGTGGGCTCCGCCCTCGCTGCTGCGCGGGCCAACGAGCACGACGAGGACGTAGCCAACATGCGCGCCCAGCTCTACGCTATCCGCCGCGCTGGGAAGGAGCGCGCCGCCGAGCGCGCCGCCGCCGCCGCAAAGAAGAAGTCCCCGCCCGGTGGTCCTGGGGTGGTGTGATGACTGCGCCTCTCCCGCCCGCCGCCCTCTATGTCGACGTCAAGCGCGGCCCTTACGCTGCCCTCGGCCTCGACTGCTGGGGCGTCGAGCGTGACGCCCGCCGCTACCCCGGCCCGGCGCCCGTCATCGCCCACCCTCCTTGCGGCCCGTGGGGGCGCTACGCCCACCGGTGCGAGCAGGATGCGTCGCTTGCCCTCGTGGCAGTGGAGCAGGTCCGCCGGTGGGGCGGGGTGCTGGAGCATCCTGCACACTCCCGCCTCTGGGACGCCGCCGACCTGCCCCGGCCGGGCGAACTGCCCGATGGGCACGGGGGCTACACGCTCCATGTTGAGCAGGGGTGGTGGGGCCACGCGGCGCCCAAACCGACCTGGCTGTACCTCGTGGGGGTGCCCCGTGAAGTGGTGGTTCTGCCTGCGCTTCGCTCTCAACCCATCGGGCGCGTGGAGCGCATGGCAAAGACGCGCCGCCATCTCACCCCGCCCGACTTCGCCCGCTACCTCGTGTCCCTCGCCTCACTTGCGCACCCGCGCACACCTTGATACACCCTTGCACATGGAGCGCCCCTATGCCCAAGTCTGAAACGGAGAAGCTGGCCGCCACGGCGAACGGCTGTCTCACCTTCCTCGCCATCTGTCTCGTGGTCCTCGTGGCCGGCTGCGTCGTCGGTCCCTGCCTCCCCTTGCTGCTGGTCGGCGGCGCTGGGGGTGCGCCGTGACCGTCGCCCGCTTCATCGGTGGAGCCGCCCTTGTCGGCGCGTTCCTGCTCGCTGTCACTGGTATCCCTGTCTGGCACGCCGCCTGGATTCCCCTCGCGCTTGTCGGCATCTGCACCATCTCTGCCACCCTGGAGGACTGAATGCCCCTCGACCTCTCCCCCCTGCGCCCCGCCGTGGAGCTGCTGCATCTCCACTTCGGAAGCTGGAAAGCGGTGGAGCGCGCCATCGGTTTCCCGCATGCGACGATGCGCCGCTGGGCCGCCGGCTCGGTGGGCGCCCCTCAACCTGGCCTGCTCGACCTTGTGATCCTGCGCCTGCGTGCGCAGGGGCTCGACGAACTGGCCGCCTCATGGGTGGCAGCGCGCGCCGCTGTGTACCCTCACCTTCCGCCCGTGGGTGCGCCGTGATCCCTCCCCTCGTGGTGCCCGCTCCCTGGGCGTGGGCGAAGCACGGCCCGCTCTGGCTACTGCTGGAGGGCGCCGTGCCCCGTCTCCTGCTGCACCGTCGCAGCGGGTGGTGGGAAGTGTCGCACGCTGACGGGACTGTGATCCGTGACGGCGTGACCGAGGGGCGCTTGGCCGCCGCGCTGAACGACGTCTATCCTCGCCTGTCTCTGGAGGTGCCCGATGCGAATGATGCCCCTTGAAGAAGCGCGGCGCCGCGTGGAGGATGGCACCTTCACCCGCGCGTGGCTCGACGACCTGCTGCCCCGGTGGCGCCGCTCGATGGAGCTGGCCGTGCTGTGGCACAAGCACCTGGGCTGGTCTGACGCCATCGGCTACCAGTGTGCGTCGATCGACATCGCGGTACGCAACGGCCTCAAGCCGCTCGCTGAGGGGGAGGCTGAGAAGGCAACGCTGCTGGCGCAACCGAAGCCGCCGCGCCCCGATGAGCCGGTCGACTACGACGCGCTGCGCGTCGACGGCTACGGCCTCGACATGCCCGTCGTGTCTCGCATCTCGGTGGCGCTCGGTGGCGCTCGGCTGGTGCCGGCCAAGGCGCAGCCTACCCCGGACGAATACGCGCACATGATGCCTAGCATCACCCTCGTGGAGCGCCCGGCTACTGACGCGCACCTGCCATCGCGTGAGCTGGCGGGCGCCGTCGAGTGGGTGGCGCGCGCCGGCGCGGGGTGGAGCAGCTTCTTTGCGGGCGAGCCGCTGGTGCTGGTCCGCACCAGGGAGGATGCTGTTTGGGGGCACCCCGAGCGGTTCTTCGATGTGCGCCGCTCGCATGCGTGGTGCTGGGTGGGGAGCGGGCCGCCGGTCCACGGCTTCACCCGCTACGGGCGCCGGCCCACCCCGCGCTCGCGGCTCTACCACGCCATCCACCGCTGGGAGCTGGCCCCCGAATGACGACCTTCCATCAACTGTCCGCGCTCGCGGCGCTCGACCGTGGCACCTGGGTTCTGGGCGTCGACCCCGGCCTCAAGGGGGCGATGGTCGCCCTCGGCCCCGACGACCAACTGCTCGTTCGCTGGGCAGACGGCGCCGATGGTTACCTCGGGCCGCGCGCCCACCTTGAGGTGGCGTACCCTCGGGCGCTGGCGTCCATGCAGGCTGCCATCGGGCAGGCGCCCACCCTGACGGTGGTGGAGGCGGTCCAGTTGCGCCCGCACCAGGGGCTGCATTCGCAGGCGCGCGCCGCGTTTGGCATCGGCCTCATCGTCGGCTCGGTCGCAACTCGCGGCTGGGCCTGGGAGCAGCCGACTCCGGCCCACTGGCACCAGACTCTCGGCATCCCTCAGGACGCCGACCCGAAGGCGGCCGTGATGGCATGGTGCGAGCGGCGCCTTCCCAACCTCGATCTCTGCGTCGGAAACCGGCGCAAGGCGCACGACGGGGTGGCTGACGCTGCCGCCCTCGCCGTGTACGGGCGGCTCATCCTGGGCCGTGGCCGTAACCCCACCCAGCGTACTCCCCGTCCCCTGCCCCCGGAGAACACCGATGACTGAGAAGAAGAACACCCCCAAGTCTCTGCGCGAAGCGCTGCTGCTCGCCCAGCAGCTCCTGCCCGGCGTCCTCAAGGATAGCCGCAACGACTTCCACAAGTACAAGTACGTGTCCAGCGAAAGCATGATCCGCGACGCGCGCGCCGCGCTCCACGAGGCGGGGCTGGTCCTGCTCCCGCTGACCACCCACTTGGCTGCGAGCGCCGACATGGTGGCGCTCGGCGTGCCGGCCGTCGCCGTCATGGGCTGGGAGCTGGCGCACCCTGCCACCGGGCAGACGATGGAGCTGTCGACCCACTGGCCGGTGGTCCCCGAGAAGGGGCGCCCGCTCGACAAGGCTTTGGCCAGCGCCCGCACCACGGGGCTCGGCTACCTGCTGCGCGACCTGCTGCTGGCGCCGCGCGTCGACAGGGAGGACGACATGGACTGGTCCGGCCGCGACCGCCTGGGGCTCGAAGAGGCGCCGCCGCCGCCGCCCGCCGCCGCGCCGCCCAAGGGTGAGCCGTCGCCCTTCGCTGCCGCCTGCGCCTACCTCAAGGCGCAAGGGGTGGTCGACCCCGAAGAGCTGCTGCTGACGCGCGCGCCCGATGCCGAGCGCATGACCAAGGCGCAGTTGGCGCCCATCGTGAAAACCATTCTGCACCCCGGAGAGAGCAAGTGAACCGCATCTGTCTCGTCGGTCGGCTCGGCGCCGACCCCATCATCAAGAAGGCCGGCGACACCACCATCGCTGAGCTGCGCCTTGCCACCAACCGCCGCTCCAAGGTGGGCGCGGAGTGGCAGACCGTGGCCGACTGGCACGCCGTCACCGTGTTCGGCAAAACTGCCGAGTTCCTGGCTGAGCGCGCGCACAAGGGCGCCACCGTCGAGGTGACGGGGCAGCTCACCTACCGCACCTACACCGCAAAGGACGGGCAGGAGCGCACGGTTGCCGAGATCAAGGCCGACGACGCGCAGGTCGTGGCGCCGGCCCGGCAAGCGGCGCCCACCAGCGACGAGCACGACGAGGCGCCCCGCGCCCCCTCGCGGCGCCCCACCACTCCTCAGCGGCGCGACACTGACGACATCCCGTTCTGACCCCGACACGATGCTGAGCGTCCTGCGCCTGCTCGACGCTCGCATCGACGCGTACCACGCCGCCCTCCCCTCGTGCGATGAGCGGGAGGCGGCCGTGGTCCGCGTGTGCGTCGACACGCTCGGGCTGTTCCGGGCGCAACTCCACCGACTCTACCTTGAGGACCGCTTCCATGCGATTCGTAGCGATTGACACTGAGACAACCGGCCTCAAGGCCGACAAGCATGCGCCCATCCAGCTGGCCCTCGTCGACCTTGCGGGCATCACCGTCACCACCTACATCGACTGGACCGACGTGCCGCGTGCGCCCGAGTGGACCAGCGAGGCGCAGGCAGTTCACGGGCTGACGCAGCAGTTCCTGCAAGAGAACGGCACGCCGCCTGCAAACGTGTTCGCACAAGCCGGCGGGTTCCTCCGCGGCGCCGTGCTGGTGGGGCAGAACGTGGCGTTCGACATCGCCATGCTGCTGGCTGGTGCGACCCGCGCCGGGGGCGGCATGGCGGGGGTCGGCACCCGCTGCATCGACACGCGCTGGGTGGATGCGGCGCGCTACCCGGAGGCGGGCAAGCGCCACCTGGCGGACATCTTCGCGCGGTGGTGTGGCGACGTCCCCTGGTACTGGCGCCCGCACGACGCATGGAGCGATGCGATGGCCGTACGCGACATCTGGCGGGCGCAGTACCGTTGGCTGCTCGACACGCAGTTGCCGCCGCAGCACGACGACGCGCTGTTCTGGACCCGCATCAATCAGGCGAACATGGAGTACCAGCGCGCGGTGCAGCGCTACCGGGAGAGCCTGACGCCCGTGGGGGCGCCGTGACTGTGCCGGACCAGTTCATGCTGGTGGAGTTCGGCCTGCTGCCCGGCGGCGTGGCGCGCTCGTCCACCGTGTTGCGGCGCCGCTGCAACCTGCCCGACCTGGGCGCCCTGCTCGACGGGCGGGGCGAGGTGCCGCGCCGGCCCATCAGCGACAAGCGCGACGCGCCCGCGTGGTCGCCCGCCCGCTACGCTGCCAGCGCACCTGGCCTTGCGCCGCGCCGCATTGACGCCGTGGAGGCGCTGACCTGCCTTGTGCTCGACGTCGACGATGGCGGCCCGCTGTCTCGGCTCGACGCGCTGGGCGATACGAGCGGCGCCCGGTGGTGGGCGCACACGAGCTGGTCACACACCGACGAGCGGCCCAAGGCGCGCATCCTGTGGCCCCTCGAAGAGCCGATCAAGCGCGACGAGTGGAGCGCCCACTGGAGCGCCGCCGCCCGGTGGGCCGCCGCGCACGGCGTCGCTGTCGACGCCCAATGCAAGGACCCGTCGCGCGCGTACCTGCTGCCCGCTGAGCGCCCTGGGCAGCCGCCGCCCCGCGTGTGGGCGAGCTGTCCCTACCGGCGCCGCCTGCGCCTGCGAGACATCCTTGAGGCGTACCCGCCGCCTGCCGCCCGCCCTGTTCCCATCAACCCCTATTCCGCACCCTCACACCCTGAGACTCCCCCGAGCGAGCACGCGCACGGCGCCTACATGGCGCGCGTGGAGGCGCGGCTGGCGCTGGCGCAACCCGGCGGGCGCAACCGCGCCGCGCTCGATGCCGGCGTCGCGCTGGGCAAGCGTGGCCTGCCGCCCTCCGACACGGCCCGCTGGACACAGCGCCTGATTGACGCCGCGATCGCGTGTGGTCTACCCGCCGACGAGGCGAGCAACGCGGTACGCTCGGGAGTCCGCCGCATCACTGGAGCCGCCCCATGAACCTCGACCGTACCGATCGCACAACGCAGGTGCGCAACGTCCTGCTTGCCACGCCGCTTGACGGACTCCGGGTGGAGCCTGACGGCAGCCTCACCGGGCGCCCCAAGGCGTGCTTCTCCAACGCGGTGGCGCTGCTGGAGTCCGACCCGCAGCTCGCCGGCCGGCTGCGCTGGGACCAGTTCACCGGCGCCCCGCAGTGGCGAGGCGACAACGGGCGCTGGGCGCCGCTGTCCGACGCCGACCTCGACGCCCTGGCTGAGCTGTTCGGGGCGCAGTACCGCGTTCACTTCGCGCACGACGTCTTGGCGCGCGCAACGCGGCGCGCTGCGAGCCTGCATCCGGTGCATGTGGTGCGCGAGTACCTGGGCCACTTGCCCGGCTGGGACGGCGTACAGCGGGCGCGCCATCTCTTCGCCCGCTACCTGGGCGCCGACGATAGCGCCCTCACCAGCGAGATGTGCTGGCGCTGGCTCATCTCAGCGGTGGCACGGGTCTATCAGCCGGGGTGCAAGGTTGACTCGATGGTGGTCCTCGTCGGGGGGCAGGCTGTGGGCAAGTCGCAGTTCGGGCGCGCCCTGGCCGGGGAGTGGTTTGCGGAAACGCCCTTCGCGCTGGGAGACAAAGACGCGTACCTCAACCTTGAGGGCGTGTGGATCTACGAGCTGGCCGAGCTGAGCGCAACGCGGCGCTCCGATGTCGAGAGCGTCAAGGCGTTCATCAGCGGCCGGCGCGACAAGCTGCGGCGCCCGTATGACCGCATGCCGACCACGATTGAGCGTCAGTGTGTGTTCCTGGGGTCGACGAACGAAGAGCAGTTCCTGACGGACCCGACCGGGAACCGGCGCTTCTGGCCCGTTACCTGCCGCGCCACCCGCGACACCACCTGGCAGCGCATCACCGAGCTGGCGTCGGTGCGCGATCAAGTGTGGGCCGAGGTGCTGACCGCCTACCGCGCCGGTGAACGCTGGATTCTGCCCGAGCGCGCTGAGGCCGAGCTGGACGAAGCGCACATTGAGTACCAGCAGCAGCACCCGTGGAAGGAGCGCGTGGCCGAATGGTTGGCCTCCCCCGCTGGCGGCATGCTCGCGCGCAAGGGCTTCTTGGTCACGCACGTTCTCGACCACCTTGAGGTGCCGATGCACCAGCGGGCGCGCCACCATTCGGTGCAAGTGTGCGAGGTGCTGCGCGGCCTGGGCTGCGACCGGCGCACCGTGCGCGACGGCGACGAGGTGAGCAAGCGGTGGTTCTTGCGAGGTGCGGAATGATTACCGTCCTGTCCCTGTCAGGCGGCAAAGACTCCGCCGCCGCCGCCCTGTATCTGCGCGAGCATGACATTGAGCACATCCGGGTCTACATGGACACGGGATGGGAGCACCCTGACCTCTACGCTCATCTGGACTATCTGGAGTCCCAGCTTGGCCCGATCGTCCGGCTTGCGCCCCGGATGCCCGTCCTGCCTCCCGAAGTGATGGCCCGCGTTCAGGAGATCGAGGCGCTGGTCGGCAGGTCGCCTTCGGGCTTTGTCCGGTGGGCTGTGTACAAGGGCATGTTTGCGTCGCGCATGCGGCGGTACTGCACACAGGAGTTGAAGGTACGCCCGTTTCTCCGATGGGTTGACGAACAGGACGACGACATCATCAACGTTGTCGGCATCCGGGCCGCAGAGTCGGCCGCCCGCGCTAACCTCCCGGAGCGCGAAACTATGCCCGGAGCCGAACACGTTGAAGTCTGGCGCCCCCTTATTCGCTGGACGGAGGCCGATGTGATCGCCATCCACCAGCGCCACGGGCTGCGACCGTGCCCGTTGTACCTGCGCGGCGCCGCTCGTGTAGGGTGCTGGCCGTGCATTATGGCCGGCAAAGACGAACTGGCGTTGCTGAGCAAAGACGACCAGCGCGTGAAAGCCATCCGAGCGCTGGAGTCGCTGGTCGGTGATGCCGCACGATTGCGCGGCGCAGATGCTGAAAACCCACCGGCGCTGTTCCAAGCTGCCACCCGGCGAAAGGACAACGGCCCAGCCAGACCGTGTGTACCGATCGACGAGATGCTGACCTGGGCGCGCACTACGCACGGAGGGCGCCAGATGCTGCTTGCGCCGGACATCGGCGCTCGTGATGGCTGCGTGCGTTGGGGCATGTGCGACACGGGACCGTAGACTCTTGCGCAGCGCCGAGCAGTGAGGTAGCCTACCCGCAGGTCGGGCGTGGTGTTCTCTCCAGGGGCAGCGGGCGCCAGACTGCGGAAAAGGGGCACCCCCGCTCGGATGGTCCGGGCGGGGGTTTTCCGTTAGGGCCGCCAGCTCCGGTAGCCGCCCTCTTCGGGCGCCCACAGGTACTGCCGGCGCGGCATCATGCCGGGGCGCGCCAGCCCAACGTGAACGTGCCCGCCCCGCGTCGCGTCGTAGCCGATGGCCTGGTCCAGCTCAGGCAGGTCCAGCCCGTGCAGCACGCGCAGGATGTGCTCGGCGTCGCCCGCGATGCTCTTCAAGTCAGCCGCGAGGCCCAGCGTGTGCGCCGATGTGGGGCTGCCACGCACGGCGCCGTTGACCGCCTTGCTGCGATAGCCGCTGGTGATGCGCACCGGCTGACCCAGCGCCGCGCGCAGCGGCTCCAGCAGCTCGACGCACAGCGCCGTCAGGTTCTCAACCTGCACAGCAGACGGGTTGTTCGCCAGCCCGGTGCGGGTGCGCGTCAGCTCGGCCAGTGTGAAGTGTTGGCTCAGGCTCATCGGCGGCTCCGCTCCCCAACGCACGCCCACCGCTTGCGGCTGAGGCGCAGCGGGCTGTTGGGGTCCTTGGCGGCGCCGGGGTGGTCGCGCATCTGCCCCATCGAGCGGGCGCAGTACGCGTCGCCCTTCGAGGTGCCCGGCTTCACCGACGCGCCAGCGGCGCCGTAGGACACCTTCTTGGCGCGCCCGGTCTTGGGGTTCTTCACCACCTTGACCTTGGCTTTGCCTTTGGCGGGTTTCTTCGCGTCCTTGGCCATCAGACCGTGCTCGGCTGCCACATGACCAGCAGGCTGTCGCCCGTGGTGTTGGTGGTCGAGAGCTGGATGTTGCCATTCGAGGTGATGCTGGCCTCGCTCAACACCGAAGAGATGTCGATGTTCGCGGCGGTCGCATCACGGTTGAGGCGCACCACAGCCGCGAGCACATCGCTGGTCAGGATGCCGGTGACGGCGATGTTGGTCGCAGAGGTGGTGCCCGCGACCACGGCAGACTTGAGGACGGTGGAGCCGGCGGTCACGAGGTTGCGGGGACGGATGTACTTCATCGGGGCCTCACGAGCGGGTGATGGGGTGAGAGTCGGTCAGGTCCTCCAAGCGGGCGAGCCTGGAGTCGATGTTGCCCAGGGCGCGCTCGAAGCTGGACAACGCCTTGGCCAGCGCGGCGCTTTCCTTGCGCTGCTGTTCGAGCAGCAGGTCGACCTGCGCCAGATGCCGCTCAACGCTGCGCGACACAAGCGGCAGGATGGACCGGTCGACGATGCGGTACAGGGCGCCCAGCACGAGCACACAGACGACGACGGCAGACGCCGGCCCTGCGATGAGCGTGCCGACTTCCTGCGCCGTCACGGGGCCACCACCGCAGCGCCATCGTGGTCGCGGATTGCATCCAGAATGGCGCGCACGACCGGACGGCAGACCGCTGCCGCTGGAGATGTGCCGCTTGACGGATCGTAGCTTGCCATGAGATCGGCCGCCTCAGCGGTAGACAGCACAAGCGTAGCGTTGACTGCGGTGTAGTCATCGCCCTCAGGGGTTTCAGTGGCGAACCGCCGCACGGTAACCTTCATCAGACCACCCTCCGCTGCCAGATGGTGACAACCTCGTAGTTGGCCGAGATGTTGGCGCCACCCCACAGAAGCGTCACCACCCCAGGGGACAACCCAGCAGTAGTGCCAAGCGTGCGCGTGAATCCGTCGCGGTACTGAGTCCAGCCGGCTGGAGATGCAGGCATCGTTGTGTTGATGCCGGAACCCACAATCTCTCCGGGCAGCGCCCCGCCCAGGAAGCTGATGTTGGTAAAGTCAGTCGCAGACGAGAAGATGGTTGCGCCGAGTTCGGCTGTCCCCGCCGATGTTGAACGCGCGATGATGTTCCGCGTACCTGCCGTGTTGAGGCATCGACCCCCGTTGCCAGAAACAGA